CATAAATAATAAAAGGAAATTCAGTTTTTTGTGGAGCAACATTTGGAAATATTCTTGACTCCACTAATGCTAAAACATCAGAATCATTTGACAAAATATTAAATATTGCTTTTCCTATTTCCATTTTAATTATATCCGAATGTTCCTAATTTTCTTAATTTTTTTACTTCTTTAAACATTACAGCTCTTGCATCTGTTAGCATATTAGTCATTAATTTACTTTTTGTTTCATTGTATGCTGGTTTTATAAAAGGTTTTGCTGGTCCCCATTTATATGATGGACTTTGTGCATTTCTACCAACTTCAATCCATGCTCCATAAAAACCACTTTTTTCATTTGCAAAAGCTCCTTTTGCTCTTAAACCAACGTAACCACCCCCAAATTTCCTACTTGCTTTTGTAGTAATAAAACCAACTGACTTTTCTAATATTGTTGATCCAATAGTTCCTTTTTTAAAAGGCATACCAGAAATTTTTTGTTTTATTTTTTCTTGTAATGGTTTTGAGTTTTGTCTAAATATTCTTACTAAATTTTTTGGATTGTTTAGTTGTGCTGGAAATCTATTCATAAAATCTTGCAATTCTTTCATTCCTAAAACATTAACGCCAACTCTTGATTTTGTTCCAGCTGTTCCAGCTAATTTAGCAACTGTTGTGCCTCCTTTATTTCCAAATGTAATTGCCATTAATCTTTATTTTCACAAATTATTTCTAAAAATGCATCTCTTCCATCTATTTGATTTATAACCTTTGGAAAGTAATATTTACCTTCATAAGCTAATCTTGATTGTAAATTTAAAGCTGCCACATCTAAATTTCTAATATAAACATAAAGTTTAGTCATTCCAGTTATTTTTTCACTTTGATCTGTTCCTTCACTTCCACCCTTCCATTCTATTGCAGCCCAAACTGTTCTAAAAGTAGAATAACTTCTTGTTAGTTCACCATAGCTATTAGCTGATGTGCTTACAGTTTCAATTAAAACTCTTCTATCAAGTTCTCCTATTGTCATCTAACAACTTGTACTTTATATGTATCTAAAAGCCATTTAGCTGATTGTGGTAACTCAGTTGATATACGACCAATAACAACAGATTGTCTGTTAGCATACCAGTTTCCAAGAGTTAAAAGAATAGCTTGTTTTACAACATCTGGAACATCACTTGCAGCACTACCATATCCAACTGTATATCTACATTCAACAGCATCAACTCTTTGAGCAATACTTGGCAAAGTACCATCAACTACTAAATTAATTTGACATGGCTCAAATTCGTTATTTACAACATAATTTGAACTCGCCCAAGTTTGTTGAGTATTATCAGAATCATAATATTTAACATGAGCAACAGAACTTACTTTGCTTTTAAATAATTCATTTAATCCATTAAAACTTGTTGATGTTTGATTAACAACAGTATCAATAAAAAATCTATTTGTGTACTCTTCACTCACTTGAGTTGAAGCAATAATTAAATTAGTTATTAATGTATCATCTGCATTTGTATCAACTTTTAAATGAGATTTAGCCTCAGTTAAACTAACTGGATATGTAGATGCTGGAGTAACAACTTGATACGTTCTTTGCTCTTTAATCAAAGTTGTATCAAAATCATATGGAAAGCAATAGTTGTTCATATTATTTATTTATAAAAAAAGGGATGATGGTAATTCCACCACCCCTTTCATGAATTAATTATTAACTACTAAAGAGCAGTAGTATATTTAACAAATGATTCTCCACTTGCAACAGCCCAATCCATATGATTGTTCATTACTAATTGAACTTCATTATTAATTGCTCTACTATAAGGATTTACCAAAATGTTTGATGGTCCAAAAGTACAAAATTGTATTCTTGAAAAATCTCCAAATAAAGCATCTCCAGAAACTCCAGCAACACTTGCTGGACCAGCACTAAACCAGCCATTGTAACCCATTAATTTATCATCAACATAAGCTGGATAAACAGATGCTACTTGTGGTGCAGCTTTTAAAGCACTATATAATTCCCAAGATGAAACAAAACCTAAGTTACCATCTAAACCATGATTATTTGCAATTGTTTGAATAGCTTCTAATGCATCAGCAGCAGCAGCAGTTGATCCTCCAGCAACAGATTCAGTAAATGTTAAAATATTAGCAGCTTGTGAAATTGCATTTGGTGATCCACCACCTACGTTTGCAGATCCAAACATTGCAGCATCTATTTTGTTACCCATGTTTCTTCCCATATCTCTCATTACAGCAGCTTCAGCAGCAGTTCCATTTTGAGCAAGTATTACATTAGAAAGGTTAGCATATCCAGCTAATCTTTTTGGAGTTAAAGTAACTTTTTCAAAGTCAGCACCACCATCAGCAGCAGGAGCAACCTCTGTTGCCCATGTTACAGTTGATCCTCCAGAAATTGGAACAACAGTATCAGCAGCAACATTACCTAAATTAGTTACACCAACTCTACTCCATAAAGCATCAGCAGACAATGCATCAACAAAAGCAGCAACAGCTGTTGGAGCAATTGCAGAGTTAGTTTGGTCAATAGCTCTTTTTTCTGTCATGAATGAAGGTAATCCAATTCCTTGTAAACCTTTTCTTGCCTCTCTTTCACTTTCTTGATGCATTTCAGCTTCTAAACCAGTTAATTGCCCACCATTTCTGATTTCATTAACAGCCTTAAATAAGCTCCATCCTCTTGTAGCTTTGTCAGTATTTACAGAAGAAACTTTTGCTCCAGTAGATGCAGCAGCCAATTTCAAATTGTTTTCTACTTTTTCAGCTCTTGTGATGGCAACATCATTGTCATCAATTTTTGTAAGAATAGAATCCATGTTCTCATTCTCTTCTTTAGTTAAATCACGTTCTTCATTTTCAGCAACTAACTTGATTGATTCAAGCTCACCAATTAAATCTGAACGTAATTCTTTTAATTCTTTAGAATTTTTCATTTTTTTAATTTTAATTATTTAATTATTTTCTTTTTTTTAATTCAATCTTTAGTTTTGCTAATGAACGGCTAACTAAATCTTTTTCTTCTTTTACTTCTTCTATTACATCAACCTTCTTTAATGTTTCTTTGTATTCTGCTAATCCTCTTTGTGCAATAGTCAAATCATTAGCATCTTGATATGCTGGATAAGTAACTGGACTAACATCATATAATCTTTTAATCTTTTTAATAGTTCTTAAATCATTGCCATTATCATCAGTTGTCCAATCATCTTCCTCAACAGTAAATGCAAAACTACTTTGTGTTATATCACCTCTCTTCATTGAAACAGCTAAATCTTTTCCATAAGATGTTTCTGGCATTTCAAACTCATATCTTAATCCTTGAGCATCAGCTTCTAATTTTAAAGTTCCAGATGTATTTCTTGCAAGAATAAGATTTTGGTCATGATTAATTAAAGCCCTAACATCTGAGCTGTTTATTAGTTCATCAGTAAATGCTCCTTCTTCTATTGTTTCATAGAATCCCATAAACTCACTTCTTGTGTTATACATAGATGCATGACCAACAACCATTTCTTTTCCATCATCTGTTGAATCAATTCTTGTTTCTATATTAAATATTCTTTTTTCCATTTTATTATCTTTTTTTATTTTTCTTTCTCCTTTTTCCTCTTCTTTATTTAATTGATTTCTTTTTTTCTCATACGCTTCAAGAAGTAACAGATAATGGCAATACAACAACGCCGACTCCATGCATGACCAGCGTCACCACCCCACAAACTGTGGGCAATCCTTGAATTTGATGGATAACCTTTTTCACCTGGTCTAAATCCTTCAGCATCTTTATAAGTTTCATGTCTTTCAAAGTATGCAAACATTTTTTTTACTCGGTCCTCAGTCATTGAATTACTTAAAATCATATTAGCTGTTTTTAAGCCAACTTCAGTTCCACCTCTACCAAACTCTTCACGCCATGCTTTGCCTCTTGCAGCCTCTTCTTTCATGCCTTCAGTGACGTTTAAATTTACATCTCTTTCATCTCTATAATCACTGTTTGCATCTTCAGCATCTTTTTTTGAATCATAAACACATGACCCAGATTCACCCCACTTCCATTTTCCGTTAGCACATTTATTAGCTGGAGGCATCAGTTCCTATTTTTTCAATTGTTGTCATATTCATTTGCATAAAATGTTTATCACCATCTTCAATTTTATTTAAATCTTCTAATGCTCTCACTTCATTAATACTCATCACTCCAGTATTTATCATTTTTGTGTAAAATTCACTTCTATCTTTTATGTTTCCTCTTAGCAATCCACCAACATTAAACTTTACAAATAGCCTTCCAACATCAGATGTTCTAAATAATTTTAAATTCATCTCATTTTCTATTCTTGTTAAATAAGGTAAAAGAGTATATGTTACAAACTCTTGGCTTTGCATTTCAATATTATTAAAACTTGACTTTGATAAATCGCCAAGCATATGTGGAGGAATGTTCCAAATTCTTGCAATCTCTTCTATTGAGAAAGTTCTTGATGCTAAAAACTGAGCTTGATCTGGTGAAATTCCAACTGGCTTAAATGTTAATCCTTCCTCTAATATTGCTGTTTGATTGCTGCCACTAAGTTGTGAATATGTGTTGTTAAATGATTGTCTTAATCTATCAATTGCAGTTTCTGAAAGGCTTCTGTCAGTTGATAATACTCCACTTAATTTTGCTCCATTTTTAAAAAATGTGTTTCCATATTCCTCAATCGCCATTCCCCAGCCTATAGCTTTTTTACATTGTGTAATTGGACTCAGACCTTCTATTCCATCAGTTGTAAGCCCAGTGAAATGTAGCACATCATTTGAATCATAAACCTGTCCAGTTTCTCCATTCTCATAAAACAACTGATTGTCTTTTTGTATGATAGTCATATCTTCATAATTCATACAATATAATCCAGTTACTCTTGCCAATCTATTTCTTTCAATGTAAACATATGAGTTTCCATTAACACATAAATCCATCATTATCTTTTCAAAAAAAGTTATTTTATTTTGATATGTGTTTGGCTTATATTTTAAAAGTGAGTAAAGAGATTCTTTTACAGCTTCAGTTTTATCACCATTATTCTCAACTCTATAAACAGAAATTGGTAATGATGAAACTGATTCAGTTAGTAATCTTATTGCTGCCCAAACAGCTGTGAAAGTTAATGCAGTATCTGGAGAAACATTTGTTCCAGTTCCAAAAGGAGTTGTGTAAGTGATTGATCTTTGTTCAGCATTATTATCTTGAGGAACAAAAACATTTTTAATTCTATCTAATAATCCCAATGTAAAATTTTTATTTTCACAATAATACGACTATAAAAACTTAAAAAAAAATATATTTAGTTATACTTTTTAACAATAATTAAATCATTAAAATACCTCTTGTATCATAAACACTATCACCACTTTCAGTTGTAAGATGACAGCCTAAAGCCATGACTAAACTAACAACTGGATCAACTTTTTCTTTAGATTTATTTTTAGAAATCTTAATGTTTCCAGCAGGATCCTCCATAAGTGAAACATTACTCAAACACCAATTCATGCATGGATTATTATTGTGGATAATATTTTTAGCAAGTATTTCAGCCTCTAATGTTTTTGTTGGCATAGACATTGAAACAAAACCTTGTCCAAATGGGTCCATGTTCGCTCCATCATTTTGTAAATCAATGACTAATTGTGATGCATTCCATCTATCATAACAAATAGATTGTATTCTATATTTTTTAGATAGCTCATTTATCTTTGCTTTTATAAAACTATAATCAGCAACATCACCAC